CTCAAGCTGACCGGGTTGAACGGGAAATAGAAATGGAAATGCTGCGGCAGGGATCATCCTCTGCCGCTCATTTGTTATGGAGGTAAAAATGATACATGAACTCAGTATAGACATTGAAACATATTCAGATGAGGATATACGGGCAGCGGGAGTGTATAAATATGCCGATTCCAAAGCCTTTGAGATACTCCTTTTCTCATACAGTACCGACGGGACTGATGTGGAAACAGTCGATCTTGCACAAGGCGAAATCATACCGACTGAGATACTTGAAGCCATAGTGTCCGAGGACATTATAAAATGGGCATTCAATGCTTCCTTTGAACGTGTCTGCCTGTCGGTTTACATAAAGCGCCATTATCCGGCATTGTTCAAAAGCTACAGTATAAGCGAAGATACTGTCGGGGATTACCTTGATCCGTCATCCTGGAGATGTTCGATGGTTTGGTCCGCGTATATGGGGCTTCCCATGTCACTCGCAGAAGTCGGGCGGGTGCTGAAACTCGATGACCAGAAGATGACGGAGGGAAAAGCGCTCATCCGGTATTTCTCTGTGCCGTGCAGACCGACAGCAACGAATGGCGGGAGAACAAGGAATCTCCCTGAACATGCGCTGGAAAAGTGGGAAACATATAAAAGATATAACATGCGGGATGTCGAGGTGGAACTTGCGGTAAAAAGGCGGCTCGCCGGGTATCCGGTACCGGACGCGGTCTGGGAAGAATACCATCTGAGCGAGGAGATAAATGACCGTGGGATACGGATAGACAGGCAGATGGTGGAGAATGCCATAAAGTTCGATGAGAGGGCACGAGAGAGCCTTGAGAGCGGCATGAGACATCTGACCGGACTTGACAATCCGAACTCAGTCCAGCAGCTTTCGGGGTGGCTGAAAACCAAAGGACTGGAGGTGACTTCGCTTGATAAAAAGGCAGTCGGGGAAATGCTCACTGATGCAAAGGGCGATGTGCGTGAGGTACTCATGCTCAGACAGCGACTCTCCAAATCATCGGTTCGGAAATACCATGCGATGGATACGGTAGCATTATCGGATGACAGGGCAAGAGGCATGTTCATGTTCTATGGAGCGAGCAGGACGGGCAGATTCGCGGGGCGGCATGTGCAGCTGCAGAACCTTCCACAGAACCACGCTCCTGATCTTGCGCAGGCAAGAGAACTAGTGCGAACTGGAAATTATGACTCGATGGAGATGCTCTATGACAGCGTTCCGTCAATGCTTTCGGAACTCATCAGGACAGCATTCATTCCGCGCACCGGATACAAGTTCTGCGTTGCAGACTTTTCCGCAATAGAAGCCAGGTGTCTCGCGTTCCTTGCAGGAGAGGACTGGAGACAGAAAGCATTTGCTGAAGGCAAGGATATTTACTGCGCGAGTGCAGAGAAAATGTTTCATGTCCCGGTCGAAAAGAACGGAGTCAACGGAGAACTCAGGCAGAAGGGAAAAATTTCTGAACTTGCTCTCGGCTACGGCGGGGCTAGCGGGGCCTTAAAAGCAATGGGCGCAATCGATATGGGACTCAGGGAAGAAGAACTGAAACCTTTGGTGGACGCGTGGCGAACAGCGAATCAGAACATCGTGCAGTTCTGGTGGGATATAGACAAAGCAGCCAAAGATGCAATCAGGATGAAAACAGAAGTGGAGTCGCGTGGATTCACATTCACCTGCAGAAGCGGGATGCTGTTCATAAAACTTCCTTCCGGCAGGAGCCTGTCATATGTCAAACCGCATATCGGGGTGAACCGTTTCGGATGGGAAAGCATCACATACATGGGCATCGGAACAGCAAGGAAGTGGGAAAGACTTGAGACCTATGGCCCGAAACTTACGGAAAACATCTGTCAGGCAGTATGCGCCGACATCTTGAAGTATGCAATGCGTACACTGTCGCACTGCTTCATAGTGGCTCATGTTCACGATGAACTTATCATAGAATGCAGAAAGGATGCGTCCCTTGATGCGATATGCGAGCAGATGGGCCGCACTCCTCCGTGGATAAAAGGACTGCTCCTAAGAGCCGATGGGTACGAATGCGATTTTTATCAGAAAGATTAAACAAAGAGCCTGGAAGAATCAAACTTCCAGGCCAAATAACATCACTGTATTGGATACTTTGCATAGTATTGCATCTCGCAGCTGTATTTCGAATCAAGTCCTTTCTCGATTTTTATCGGTATCAGGTGCTCTTTAAGAAAATCCAAGTCGGATAATTCTGTGAACGGAAGTCTGTTCTTATCCGCCTTGATTCCTGCAGTGCTAAAATCGCGGTCTAGTATAATATAACCGCCTGCTTTTTTGGCATATGCTTTAAAGCGTATATCACCAAATTGAGAGTTGTATATCAGTTCGGCTTCCTGTGATAGAATGTGGCAGTAGAATTTATTGGGATCAGCACCGCATTCTATAAAAAGATGCATAAGATAATCTGCTACAGTTTTTTCTTTATCAGTCAAATCACGGTCATAATTATAGGTCGTTGGCATACATGCATGTTCTGCCAAATCAACATATTTTTCCAAGTCATCGAATGATTGGAAATCGGAAAGCCAGTGTCGTACCTGCTTGTTTGATTGACTGGCAAAGAGCGGATCATTCATAAATTTTTGCTGATCTTCCATTGATAAGGATAAAGATATCCACTTTACATTGTCTGTTATCTTGATCCGAATGAAATCATCGAGATCAAATACCAGGGAAGTATAATCAGATGAACGATGTTCTATCTTGAAATGTGACAGTTCTTTACCTCTTTTTACAAGTTCATCTATAAAGAATTGGCATGCCTCTTCTTCATCGTTATGTCCGATAGCACGATCCTCCTGCCCGATATTTATTCCATTAAATCCAATAATTATCTGTCCGGACTTAGGAGCGGCATCAGCTTTTGCTGCACATTCGGGACATAATCCTCTGGCATTCAGCTTTAAAAACAATCCTTTTTTACCACAATTTTTACATTTCGCCATGATTCTCACCTCTGCATCAATTATAACATCTAATTCAAAATATGCTTGCTCAAAATCACTTCTCCTGTCCTTTGAATACTGAGGGATAGGAGAAGTTTTTATATCCCGGAAAGGAGGAGACAGCTTGGATGAAATATTAAGCAGGAAGAACAGCGAAGGATATACCGATATGACCGCGTATAAGGCGATACTGTCAGCTGACGGTTTTGACTACAGGCCGCTGGTATATATCTGCTCGCCGTATTCGGGCGACATCAAAAAGAATACGAACAATGCAAGGAGATACTGCCGGTACGCGGTAGACAAGGGAGTCATACCCATGTGCCCGCATCTTCTGTTACCGCAGTTCATGCGGGAGGATACGGAAAGAGATCTTGCACTGTTCATGGATCTTGTACTTCTTACGAAGTGCGCGGCTGTATGGGTATTCGGTAACACTGTTACTGACGGTATGCGGCTTGAGATCAACAGAGCGGAAAAAAGAGGACAGGAAGTCAGGTTCATAGAAGAGGAGGAACTTTCATGCATGAAGTAAGAGAACAATTAAAGGAGATAAACGGGACACCTATCGTTACATATGAGAGGGACATATGGGACGCTAATGTCCTTGAAGCCGAAGCCGGGACCACCGGGTTCATGGGAGGCGATGCCGGTCACGGAGGAAAAACATATTTCCGCATACAGGATGGAGGCGGGACGGCTATCAATGCTATGCCGCTGAAAGGAAGGAACGGTGAAAGCGAGGGTTTCGAAGTGCTTCTTTCAGGGGATGCGGAACTTCGCACAGTGATAACGGCGCTGAAATTCATCGTATCCGTCCTGGAAGATGAGAGCCGGGAGGAGGATGACTGATGGAGATGACTATTTACACAGCTGACTGCACCGGCAACGAAAGGAACAGCCTGTATCCGAATGTCTGCCCGGTAAACAGTGAAGACGCACTGAAGTCAGCTGTTTCCAAAGACCATGTCACGGCTAAGTTCCACAGGAGCCACCGCAGCAGCAGTGATTTCGAATCATCGGACTGCGAGGTAATGGACTGCGACAACGACCACAGTGACGATCCGGCGGAATGGGTGACACAGAATGATATAGCCGAACTGCTCGACGATGTCTCGTTTGCCATAGTCCCAAGCAGGCATGACGGGAAAGAAAAGGACGGAAAATCGGCCAGACCGAGGTTCCATGTGTATTTCCCGCACGGCATCATGACAAAAGCAGCTGATTCAGCGGCGCTCAAGAAAAAGATATTTGAAGCATTTTCGTTTTTTGACGGGAACGCACTGGACGCGGCGAGGTTCATCTACGGTGCTCCGTGTGAAACCATCTTATGGCATGAAGGGATGCTGACCATCGATGAGTTCCTTGCAGAAAGCGGTGACGCACATACATCATCGATACCGCAGGGGCAGAGGAACAGCACGATGTCAAGGTTCGCCGGCAGAGTACTTAAAAGATACGGCATATCGGAAAGATCACACGGTATCTTCATGGATGAGGCGGTAAAATGCGACCCTCCGCTCCCTGGAAGCGAGCTTTCAAAGATATGGTCAAGCGCCTGCAGGTTCGCAAAAAAGGTTCAAAGTCAGGAAGGCTATGTGCCGCCGGAAGAATACGAGTTTGAAAATGAATCACTTAAGCCTGCCGATTACTCGGATATAGGGCAGGCGAAGGCACTGGTCAGGGAATACAAGGATGAACTCAAATTCACGCCCGCAACTGACTTCATACGTTACGACGGATACCGCTGGGTGGAATCAAAGCAGAGAGCCGTGGGCGCTATGGAGGAATTTTTAGACCTTCAGCTTGAGGATGCGAAGGACGAACTGGATCATGCTTTCAAGGCCCTGATGGGTGCCGGAGTGTCAGAAGAAAAGATAAAAAGCGGGGGCAAGACACTAGAAAAAGTCATAGAAGCGGAACAGATGAAAGCATACAGCGCTTATCTTTCTGCCAGGTCATATATGGCATTCGTCATGAAACGGCGCGACATGAAATATGTGCTTTCAGCACTGCAGGCCGCGAAACCGATGATCGAGGTCGAGTATGAAAAACTCGATGGCGACGCGTATCTTTTGAACTGTCCGGACGGGACATATGATCTTTCGACAGGCATAAAAGGGCGGCATGAGCATAAGGCATCTGATCTCATCACGAAGATGACCGCCGCGCCACCGGGTGATTACGGTAAACAGATCTGGCTTTCATTCATTGACACGATCTTTCTTGGCGATAAGGAACTGATCGATTATGTGCAGATGATCGCCGGTATAAGCGCCATAGGCGAAGTCGACCTTGAAGCGCTTATAATCTCATACGGAGAGGGCAGCAATGGAAAGTCTACATTCTGGAACACTGTGGCGGGAGTCCTTGGAGATTACAGCGGGAGCATATCCGCTGATACGCTCACTGTCGGATGCAGGAGGAACGTAAAGCCGGAACTTGCCGAGGCGAAGGGCAGACGTCTGCTTATCGCGGCTGAACTTGAAGAAGGGATGCGTCTTTCCACATCGATAGTAAAGCAGCTTTGTTCCACAGATAAAATCTCGGCGGAAAAGAAATATAAGGATCCTTCCTCTTTCACTCCAAGCCACACGCTCGTCCTTTACACGAACCACCTTCCAAGGGTAGGAGCAATGGACTCAGGTACATGGAGGAGGCTCATCGTTATCCCGTTCAATGCCAGGATAACCGGAAAAAGCGACATCAAGAATTATTCAAGATACCTTTTAGATAATGCTTCCCCATACGTGATGAAGTGGATCATCGAGGGCGCGAAAAAGGCGATAGATGCCGGATTCAGTTTTCGTGAGCCTGAATGCGTAAGGGAGACTATTGAAAAATATAAAGATGACAGCAACTGGCTCGAGCATTTCCTTGATGACTGCTGTGACATCGGAGAAGTATGCAGTGAAAGATCCGGGAAACTGTACGAAGAGTACCGTGCGTACTGTCAAAGGACAGGAGAGTTCACAAGGAGCACAACGGAGTTTTATGCGGCAGTAGAGCAGCGAGGCTTCGTGCGTGTGAAGAAAAGAGCGGGAATCATCATACTTGGCTTAAAACTAAGGCTTACGGACTTTGTTGAATAGAAAGTGTGCAGGTGTGAGCAGGTCTTATATAAAACCCCCTTTAGGGCAAAAATTTCAGAAAAAAACGCTATAGGGAAAAGTTATGTAATGACTTGCAATGACCTGCACAAGTGATCATGTTGAATGGAAAATGCGCAGGTGTGTGCTGGTCTTATATAAAACCCCCTTTAGGGCAAAAATCTCAGAAAAAAACGCTATAAGGAAAAGTTATGTAATGACCAGCATTGACCACCGCAGCAGAAAGGAAAAGAGCATGAAAGAATCAGAATTAGAACGCAGATTCACGGATACGGTAAAGCATAAAGGCGGTCTTGCGCTGAAGTTTGTTTCACCGGGCTATGACGGGATGCCGGACAGACTGGTGCTGTTTGAGAACGGCAGGATGGGATTCGTGGAAGTAAAGGCACCCGGGAAAAAGCCACGGCACCTTCAGGCCGCACGACACAGGATGCTTCGAATGATGGGATATAAGGTATTCGTCCTGGACAGCGAGGACGATATGGAAAGGATGGCAGATGAAATACGAACCGCATGATTATCAGATATACGCAGCTGAATATATAAAAACACACCCGGTCTCGGCGGTTTTCCTGTCGATGGGACTTGGCAAGACATCGATAACGCTCACGGCGCTTTCTGATCTGCTGTTCGACAGCTTCGTGATACACAGGGTACTTGTGATAGCACCGGTAAGAGTAGCGAAGTTCTCATGGCCGGATGAATTAAAGAAGTGGGACCACCTGTCATACCTCACATACGCGGTCGCGGTCGGGACACCGAAAGAAAGGGCGGAGGCAGTGCAAAAGGGCGCTGACATCACGATCATCAATCGTGAGAATGTCCAGTGGCTCATAGAAAAGAGCGGTCTTGGATTCCCGTTCGACTGCATAGTGGTCGATGAACTTTCATCTTTCAAGAACCACCAGGCAAAGAGATTCAGGTCACTGATGAAAGTGAGAGCCAAGGCGAGCCGCGTCATAGGACTTACCGGCACACCGTCTTCGAACGGACTGATGGACCTGTGGGCGGAGTTCAGGATACTTGACATGGGAGAGCGGCTCGGAAGATTCATCGGTCAGTACAGGACGGCATATTTCAGACCGGACAGGACGAACGGTCAGATCGTGTATTCATACAAGCCGCTGCCGGGGGCGCAGGAGCAGATATACGATAAGGTCTCCGACATCACGATCTCGATGAGGGCGGAAGAGCATCTTGCGATGCCGGAACTTATATCCAATGAGTATCCCGTGTTCATGTCTGATGCCGAAGCGAAAGATTACCATGAGATGGCTGAGAAGTTCGTGCTTGAACTTCCCGGAGGCGAGATAACAGCGGCAAACGCGGGAGTGCTGTCAGGCAAACTGTCGCAGATGGCAAACGGAGCGATATACACGGAAGACGGCAGGACAATAAACCTTCATGACAGAAAGCTGGATGCCCTTGAGGACATCATCGAATCAGCGAACGGCCAGCCGCTCCTTATAGCTTACTGGTACCGTCATGACAGGGAAAGGATAGAGGAACGGCTAAGGAAACTAGGCATTGACTACGGATGCCTTGATAAGGATGAAAACATTCGAAGGTGGAACAGAGGCGAGATGCCTGTAGCGCTGATACATCCGGCATCAGCAGGACACGGTCTGAATCTCCAGTCCGGCGGGAGCACCATCGTGTGGTTCTCTTTGACATGGAGCCTTGAACTCTATCAGCAGACAGTTGCAAGGCTGTGGCGGCAGGGACAGACATCGAACACCGTGGTAGTGATGCATCTCGTGACCAAAGGAACTATCGATGAACGTGTGCTGAAAGCGCTGTCGGCAAAGGATATATCACAGTCAGCGCTTATAGAGGCGGTCAAGGCAGACATCGGAGGTGAAAAAGATGCATGAGAACACAAGCGACCCGTATGAGAACCTGGCTAATGCAGTGGTCATAAAGGCGGCGAAGGATCACAGAAGAGCCGTATCTGCACTGAGGAGAAACAATAACAGCGAGAGAGCGAAGTATATGCTGAATGAAACGGATGGGTTCTTTCTTTCCGACTGGTTCACTGTGCTGACGGATCTTGACGGCGAGGTGCTCATGACGAAGATAAGGGAAGGAGCGTGAGCAGATGACCGCGAAAGAATACTTCAGACAGGCATACCGCCTGGATCAGAAAATAAACAGTGACCTGGAAGAAGCCGCCGCACTGCGTGAGATGGCTGAGACCATATCATCACCGCAGCTTTCAGAGCGTGTGCAGACATCAAAGAAACAGGACGCGCCGTTCGTAAGATGCCTTGAAAAGATAATGGATCTTGAAAGAAGGATAGATGAGGAGGCGGGTCTGCTGGTGGATCTCAAGAACGAGATGCGTTTCGTGATCTCAACAGTAGAAGATACGGACGAACGGATGGTTTTAAAGTACCGTTACATCCACAGTTACACCTGGGACAGGATAGCCGAGGAACTCCATGCCGATCCTAGGACAGTCAGAAGGTGGCACGGGAACGCGCTGCAGCATTGTGAAATGCCGGAAAATCCTGTGAAAATATGAAAAACGCCCGAAATGTCCGCAAATGTCCTAAGATGCCCACATGCCTTTTGTGTTATAGTATAATCAGGAAAAAAGAATGGAGACTGACCTCGCGGGGGAAACCTTGCGGGGTTTTCTTATGCAATGAAACGAGGTGGCATGGATGCCGAGAAAACCAAGGAAGCCCTGTGCCTTCCCGGGATGTCCGAGGCTTGTGGAAAGCGGCAGCAGATACTGCAGTGAACATCAGAAGGAAGAGGACAGACGTTATGAGAAGTACGGACGTGACCCGCACACGCGCCGCAGGTACGGAAGGGCATGGAAGAGGATAAGAGACAGGTACGTGTCAACCCATCCTTTGTGCGAGATGTGTCTGAAGGACGGAAGGTACGCGAAGACGGAAGAGGTGCATCATATCAAGCCGCTGTCAGAAGGCGGTACGCATGATGACGATAACCTAATGGCTCTTTGCAAGTCGTGTCATTCAAGGATACATGCGGAACGCGGGGACAGATGGAACAAAAGAAGATCAGATCATGCAGATGATGAGACCGATGAAAAATAATATTTCTCCGAGGGGAGGGGCGGTCTTTATCTCTGCAGACGATCCTGAGGGCAACGGTGCCG